GCGGTATCTGTACCCCCTGCGGCTTCCGGCGCGTCCTGGGCGGCTTCCTGGGCCGCCCGGCCGCCCTCCACGATCACAACGTCAACGCCAGCCGCCGCCGCGTCCGCGTCTACCGTGCCCACTTTCAGCCCGGCTTCATCATAGGCGTTTACGCTGCCGTCCGGGTTCGTTTCCAGCGCCCCTTCCGGCACGTTATCCGTGGCAACCACCACGCCGGGCGCACCTGCCGCCGGGCCAGGCACGTTAATAACCACCGTGGACGCTTCCGCAAATTTCCGCCGCCCGATCTCATAGTAACGGGCCGTGCTGGCCGCCTGAGCGATTTCCTGCGGCTGCTGGGCTTCCGCCGCGCCCTTCATCATGTTTTCATATGCGGCCTGGGCAATGGCCCGCAGTTGGTCTTTTGTTACATTCAGCCCAGCTTCCTTTGCAATGGCTTCCAGCTGTTCCACAACCATTTCCATTTTTTCGTGTCCGCTGCTTGTCTTCATAAACTCCCGCGCCCAGACAACGAACTTGTCAGCCCATGCGGCCAGCTGCCGCAGTTTGTCCGCAACGCTCTTGGGCACGTTCGGGAAAACGAACTTGCCCAGCAGGAAGCCGCCGATCGAGATCAGCAGAAGCACCGCGTTAAAAATAATGTTTTCCATGTTCTTTCCGTCCTTTCCTTATTTCACCGCGCCGCCCAGGTCGCACAGCAGTTGATCCAGGCTTGCCGCCTGCTTGTAGTTCTTCAACCAGTATTCCGGGCCGTCAATCACGCCAGCCCGCACCAGCGCGGCCACGCCGTCTTCCACGGACGCGGCACGCGGCCCGGCCTTTTTGATTTTAGCCGCCGCCTTTTCAAGCAGAACTTCTAAATACTTCACCTTGCCGGAATTGACAACCCCGGCCCAGTAGTCCGGGGAATTGATCACGCCCAGCGCCGCCAGTTTTGCAAGGGCCGCTTGCGCCCCCGTGGCAACGTCCGCCGCGTCAACCCACCCGTAAACGGTCGAACCGCCGCCGATCTCCCGTACAAGGTGGAATGGATGCTTTGCGCCCTTTGCGATCTGTGTAACCTTCGCCGTGCCCGGCTTGCACGGCTTCCCGCTCCCGGCGCTGGCGCTTGTGTAATGCACGCTGCCCGTAAAGGCCACCACAGCCCCCACAGCGGGCGCGGGCGCTGCGGGCGTGTTGGTGGTTCCCCCAGGCTTTCCGGGCGTTCCTGCGGCTCCCTGGCCGCCCTGCGTGCCCTTGTCCGCCGCCACGTCATAGGTGACATACGGGATCTTCCCGTGCTTCGTCCACCTGCGCCCGTTCATCCCCGCAATGGGGCCAATGTTCAAGCACGCCGTTTCCTGCACGCAGTTTTTGAACGCCGGGGAACACTCGATCACCACGCCGCCGCCCACATACACGCCGATATGGCCGGACAGCCACACAGCTTCACCCGGAAGAATCTTTGTAAAATCGGTTGAAACTTCCTTGCAAATCCGGATCATGCCGTCCGCGCCAGTATCAGGAACGCCGTTTGCCTTGTAGACTGCGCCGCCGTAGGTTTTGGAAGCGTCCCCGCTCCACCCCCACAAAATCCCTTTGATCAGGTTCACGCAGTCAAAGCCATAGACGGGCGGCTTTTTGTTCGCCGCCGCCTTGATCATGCGCGTGCGCTCCGCCCGCCTGTTGTATTCGTGGTTCTGGCAGTATCGCGTTACATTGCCCCCGGTCAGGGGCGCACCGAAACAGCCCATGACGTAAAGGGTTTTGAAGTTGCGCACAATATCCCACAGTTTTTGAATAAGCACGGACGCTTTCATGCTTCCCGCTCCTTTCCATGCCAGCTTCTTTGCGGCGTTGTATACGTTTTTCCTTCTGGCTGCGTATTTGCCCATAACGCGATCGGCAAGCGCTGCGGCGTGGATCGCGTCCAGCGTTACGGGCTTCTTTGCGGCGGCGGCCACCCTTGCGGACGCACCGCCGCCGCCCTGGTTTTCCAGATCGGCAAAGTAGACAAGGGCCGCCGGGTCTTCCACGCCCACTTTCAAGCCGTGATCCACGTATGCGCCCACGTCTGCTTCCGCCTGGGCATCTTGCACACGCTTCCCGGCATCGGTTGTCAGAAGTTTACTGATCGCCGCCTTTTCCGCCGCGTTCACCGTCCGGGCGTTCCATGCGCCCGCCGCCGCTGTTGTGATTTCTTTGTAAAGGGCGGCCCCCAGGATGGAAGCCGCCCTGCTTTCCGCCGCGCAAATCTTTTTCAGAAGGTCAAGCGCCCGCCCGGCGTGCCATTGCACCTTGCCCACACTTACGGCCCCGTTATCGTTCGCGTTGACAGATCCGTAATTCCCTTCTTGCCCGAAAATGATTTTTTGCGCGGCCAGCACAATTTCTGTTCTTGTTTTTGTGTCCATTGTCAGTTCTCCATTTCCTTTGCGGCCCGTTCCGCTTCCCGTGCGTCCTGCCGCGCCCAGCGCCGATCCTGGCGGCGTTCCTTCGTGGTCTTGATCCAACCCATTACCCCACCTTCCAGGCCGCACGCGCCGAAAACGCATTGTACCAGCGTGTCCGGTATGCTGTCCTTTTTGATGAAGATAACCACCATTGCCACGATGAAGCACAGCAGGAACACGCCCAGCACGATCAAAATTTTATCCATAGCGCCCATGCGCTTCCCCGCCGTGGCGGGCGGCTTGTCCTTCTTCTGCTGCTTCCTGCCGCCCGTCTGGGCTGCTTTCAGCTTCACCGCCATACAAGCCAGCAGGCACAGCGTAACGCCGCCGAAAAAGCACAGCGCCGCCGTCATAGGGGCCGTAAGTTCCATTGCCGCCGCCCCCTACGAAATGCCGATCTTGGACAGGATGAAAACCACAAGGCCGCCCAGCAGGGCAGAAAACACGCACTTTACAGCCGTGCGCCACATATCGCCGTCCTTGTCTTCCAGTTTCTTTACGCGCTCCCCGATCGCGGCCTGTTCCTTGATCGTGGTGTCTACGCTGGTTTTCAACGCCTGGATCGTGCCTGTCAGGGCTGTAAGCTGCTGTACTACAATTTGGTTTACAGTGTTTTCCAGCTGCTCAATGCGCTTGTTCTGCCTGTCGTTTTCATCTTCCAGGCGTTTGTTTTCCGCTGTCATTCGCCGGGCAAATTCTTCATGCTCCGCCCTTGTCGGCGCCCCTTCCATGTCCGTTTACCTCCTTTTTGTAAATCTCGTTCAGTTTTTGCGCCATACCATGACTGTTAAAGTGCTTCAAGGCCCCCTTATAGGAAGCCACTGTGCGTTCCATGCCCTCCCGGTCAATTTCTCCGGCGGCGTATGCTGCAAAAACGTATTCAAGCCGCTTCACCATCTTTCTCGCGGTCTTCCGCCGCAGTTTTACGTGTGTTGCCCACACCCGGAAGCCCACAAATTCCGCACCCATGCTTACGGGCCGGATGCAGGTCTTATTGTTTAGGTTCAAATGCAGTTCGCTTTCCAGAAAGTCCGCAATCTGATTTTTCACCCGTTCCAGGTGCTTTTTGCTGTTATGGAGTATGATCACATCGTCCATATAGCGTATGTAATAGTGCAAGCCCAGCTGGTGCTTGCAAAACTGATCCAGCTGGTCTAAATACAGATTTGCAAACATTTGACTGGTCAAATTCCCTATGGGCAAGCCCACATCCGCCAGCATTTCACTAAACGCAACATCCCCAATGTCCGCGCCCATCGGCAAACCGAAATGGGTATCTTCGCAGTTCACTATACCTTCCAGGATTTCCAGCAGGTCTTCATCTGCTATTTTCTTCCGCAAGATCCCCATTAAAATTTCATGGTCTATCCTGTAGAAGTATTTTGAAATATCCAATTTTAGGTAATAGTATTTTCCCGGCTTCCGGCTTACCTGCCGGAACCAATATTGCAGACGCGCAACCGCTTTGTGCGTCCCCTTTCCATTCCTGCAAGCGTAACTGTCATAAATAAACTGCTTGTCCAATAGCGGGTTTAATTGCCTGTAGATCGCGTGCTGTGCCACGCGGTCTTTGAATTGAAGGGCCATTATCAGGCGGCGCTTTGGCTCATACACATAGAACATTCTGTAGCGGCCCACTTTGTAGGTCTTCCAGATAAATTCGTTTTGTAACTCAATCAGGTTTCCTTCCAGATTTTCCGTATAAACCATAATATCCGGCCTGCCCCTTTTCCCGCGTATCCCGGCTTTGTAGGCATCGAAAAGGTTTTCAAAGTCAAATATTTTCGGGAATAGGTTTTTGATCTTGTTCACGCGGATAACCTCCCACCGCAAACGCCGCACAAACCAGCGCTGGGCGCACCCCAGCGCCAGACGTAACAAATTGACGGTTTCCCGATCCGTCTTTCGGGCTTTCGCCTTACTAACTGTTTTTGCGGCAATATAATATTTCTCCTGCGGCCTTGCCAGGCCATCGGACAGGAAAAAGGCCCCTTATACCCAATCGCACGGGACGCGGGCACGTATGCACCGCGCCTTCTGGCTGTATTGGGGTTAAGCGGAACGGAAGCCCACATTCACGTTGACGTTGGAGCGCAGGTTGTTCAAATTGACAGCAGACGGCCCGCCGTTCGCGTGATTGTTGAAGCTGGAACCCCGGATCGGCAACCGCTAGGAACGTTAAATGGCCTTTTCCCTTTCTATAAAAAGAACGGCGTTTAGCCGCTCTTTTTACCCTTGGAAGCGTTGTTCAAGTATTTTTCGTAGTTTCCGATCATGCCGCCTAGTTGATTGATCATTTTTGCCCAAATTTCATACCTGCGGAACGGCAAGCAAGGCTTTTTGTCCGGGTACATATCCTTGTCAGCCGCCAGGCGGATCAAATGCCGTAAAATATCAACTTCTGTGTCCAGTTCGCCCAGCGTGGTTTTCTTGTAGTGCTTATTTTCCAGTGTGATCACATGCCGCAAAATTGCGTATTCGCATTGCCGTATGTCAAGTGCCAGTCCATTTCTTTCATACCTGGGGAAATCCTTTAGGCAGATATTCCCGTACTTGATGATTTCATAGACTTTATTTTTCATTCGGAAATCTTCCGCTTTTGCGTTCTGCGCGATCCCGTCCAGCTGCGGCAACTGTTCTCCCGGCGCGGCATTTCTCTGTTCCATAATACTTTCCCTTGAATTTCAAATTTTCGGGGGGGGTGCTGCCCCCAGCCCCCCCCCCTTTTCCCCGTCCGGGTTTCACCTCTCCAT